CATCAACAAGAACACAGCTAGCAAATTGTCGAAGTGGAGTTCGCACTCCCGCCATGATAGGTGTGGGAATGTTGATCCTGTGCTTGCTGATTGCGTCGTAGTATCTTTTGACATACCCTAACCTATCTACATTGTAATCTTGGAAGAGGGTTGCAGCGATCATGATATACATCTGCTGAGGAGTCTCGTAGACTACTCCATTGCTGCGATCCTGTACGAGATATTTATCTACAACCTGACGCAAGCCAGCATATGTAAACAAATAATCGCGATCATGATCAATGAATGAATCCATTTCAGACCATTCTTCTTCACTGTACTTTTTAATGATGGAAGCATCGTAGACTTTCTTATCTACACACTGCTTGACATGATCAATCAGGAAAGGACGATAGTCTGGATGGTCACCATAGACAGACTTCCTCAATCCAAATAGAAGCAGACGTGCTGCAACAAACTGATAGTTAGGTGCTTCCAGACTGATCAGATCATTAGCAGAGCGAATTAGAATCTCTTGGATATCCTTTGTCTCAATCCCATCAAAAAATTGCAGGTTAGCATTCATCTCCACCTGACTCTCAGAGACGCCAGAGAGACCTCTGCAAGCGTGCTCAACCATCTTATGAATCTTATCTAGGGTAAGGTCCTCAACTACCCCATTTCTTTTTACAACGGTGATGTCACTCATACTTTTTTCCAGTCTGTAAACTTTACTTTTGCTTGTAATCCTTGGTAGGTATTGCTCTTGATTATATCAGCAGGATTGGATCCTGCCAACACCATATCATTGAGATCCTTTTCCTTTAATTCCTTTGGCCAGATGACCACCTTCTCCTTGCTTCCGATGGCAGCGTCAATCCGTGACACGATTTGTCTATTGCGGGGCTCATTGTCGAAGACCCAGACCCTATCTTTATAAGGAAGAGTGCGGTGGTCAACATCGCTCCCACACATAGCAACAGCATTGGTAATGAAAGTACTGTCGAAGGGTCCTTCTGTGACATAGACTGTTTCCTCAGGGTTAATTTGATCTTGTCCGAAGAGTTTTAGTTTCTCATCAAACATCACGGTGATGTATCGTAACGGTGACTTTGGAGCCAGAGAGCGACCCTGGATTCCAAACCAGTTACCGTCCGTATCAATGAGAGGGATAATAATTCTAGGTCTATCATTCTGGAGGTTTTCAAATGTCTGCACCTTAGTGTTGACCCACCTCTTGAATTTATCCACATAGAAAAATCTGCCTAGTTGATCATCGGGAATCAACCTTGAAGTCAGATAGTCTCGGGCAGGGTGTCCTATATTTAGCTCTTTGATACTTGTAATGTCTGTAACTTTTTTAGCAAACTTAGGTTTGGCACCAACATACTTTGGGACTGGTGTGTGCCTACCTTTACCTGCCATGCCTGACTTGTATTTCTCCATGACAAATTGATCATGGAGATCAACGGCATTGTCTTTTAGAAAATTAGACAACGATCTACCAATGCCACAGTTGTGACACTTGTAAATGTACTCTCCTTTCTTGAGGAAAAAGTATCCCCGTGCCTTAGTCTTATTGCGTTGAGAGTCACCACAATAAGGACAGCGAAAGTTATAAAGACCCGACTTGACGTGTTTGTACTTCTCTAGACGTGTGCTGAGAAGTCGGATGTATTTGTCGTCAACGTAGTCCATGCAGCACTATCCACTGCGCTTACAATACCAGAACTTTTGATGGTGGTCAATGGTCTTGTTAGGGGATAGACCACTTGTAAAAGCACCACAAAGGTCGCGACCACAGCACCTGCACCCACTACAAACTTGGCGTTAGCATCTACCTTCTTCTGTAGAGAAGTCACTCTCTTGTGAATTGAATCAGTATCTTTTTCGTGACGAGATTTCATCTCCTCAAGCATATTGAGGATCAACTTGTCAGCACGTTCGCTTTCATCCAGTCTGTTTTCATGACGCTCCAGGATGACAGCAATCTTATTGCTATTGTCTGAGATAGTGCCAACTGCCTTCTCAAGTTTATCCAGCATCTCCTTGGAGAGATCCTCGTAGATATTTAATTTACTTTCGAGGACTGCTAATTTTCCTAAACCGAATGCCATTATTGTCCTCGCAGTGCAGCTTGTCTTTTGTCCCAGTAAAACTTAATGACTTCATTAGGATATAGACGCTTCACGTCGAGCTTCTTGAAATTTTCAGGGCGATAGATTTTGCGAAGATCTATCTTTAGTGTCGCAAGTGATTTACTATACAGTACATATTGCTCTGCACCATCATATGAGATAAGGAATGGTAAATATCCATGAGATACTTCACGATCCTCAGTCTGCACCATGTCTGCCATCGCATAACGACGACGCTTCTTGGGTTTCTTCTTCTTGGTAGCACCAAGAATAGGATCGATACCCGCATTAGGACCAGTGGCAGGGGCATCGCCCGTCATACCACCATTTCCTACACTCATTGTCGGCGCTTCTTCATTCACAGGTCGTCTAGTAATTCTTTTACGTCGTTATCGATATTAACTTTAGCAAAAACTCCCTCTTCATAGGGGAGTTGATTCAAATATACAAGGAAGGTCTTAAGAATAGACCAATATTCATCTTCCAATTTGTACATTAGCAAAGGAATTGTGCCGTCACCAAATACATTAAACAAAATAATCAGATGATTCAGTATTAAATTAACACGGAGGACACCAGTTTTCAAATACCTCTTGAGTAATCTCTTGAGGTATTTGAATTTCTTCATATCCTCCATAAAATCATCTATGGTAACCGATTGAGGATTATCATAATGCCGAATGGCAAACATCAAATAGTTCTTTTCATTAAGTAAATCAAAGTGCATTATATAATCGTATCAATTATCAGGATCCGAATGTCAGAGTTGCTGCATCAGAAGTAACTTCTTCAGCACCTTTGCTGGTGTTGATCTTCACTCTATACTTATCACCATCTTCATCTGCTGTTTGACCAGCGAGGACCAGAGATGCACTGGTTGCGCCAGAAACGTTTGCATAACGGGTGCTACCAGCAGACTTCTTCTGCCACTGATAGGTGATGGTGCCAGACTGATCCACGGTTGCAGCAACAGTGAAGGTTGCAGCACCAGAAGAAGATGTCTGATCAGCAGGTTGAGTGCCGATGGTGATCACCTCAAGCACGTCTGCTGCAATGGTGTCGTCAGCAAGAGTCTCGTCTGCGTTTGCTTCAGGGTTGCTGATGAATGCCAGTTGCTCTGCCTTGTGACGGGTGTCACCTGCTGCAGTGGTGTAGGTCTTATATGCCCACCAACCAGGACTGTGGATACCACGAGACTTATTAGATGCAAGACCTGCTTCGGTCTCGTCAACGAATACGATTGTCTCGGTGACGGATCCAGCACCGTTACCACGGGCGAGTCCTACTTGTGTTTGATTTTCTGTTGAGTCTACTCTCCCGTAAAGAGACATGATTTACTCCGAATGTACTATACCTATATTTTATTTAGGCTTCCGCTTCTTTTTGAAAGAGGAGTGCTTCGATCACATCGACTGCGCCGTCATCCAATTTGTTATCGGTGCTTGCTGCCAGAGAACGAAGTACATCTACAAGATAGCGACGGACTTCATCGCGATTCAAGAGATTGCCAATGGTTTTCTTTGCCAGTGGAAGAAAAAGTGTCCACATATGATTAGCCTCAATGAGAATGCTAATCTATATATGTCAGTTTGCTTTCTTAGCAGCCCTTGCGTTGTCAAAATCCTGCGTCATCTGCATCATCTTCTGCTTCATACGCTCTTTGGACTTTGCCTTAGCATCAGAATCATCTGGCTTGTCACCACAAGATGCTTCAGTTACTTCAGTCTCTTCCTTCTTGATATCCTGACCAGGCTCATACCACTTGCCATCACCGTCAGAGTCTTGCCAACGCTTACCTGCTTTAGCATCAGCGATATGCTTTTCTTTTGCTTTTTTCTTAGCAGCTTCCTTGAGTGCTTCTACACTACTTTGGATTCTACTTCTATAAGTTTCAGACATAAGGTCCTCTTTTCTTGGATTGATGGTAACATTACCCTTCTTTTTGGTCTTCAGGGAAGACCTCTCGGAATTGCCTACAGGTTTCATTCCATCTCTCCCATTGCCGACAACTCAGCATCTGAGAAGAGTCCCGAGTCATACAGTTTATTTATAAACTCCTCATTCTTTGCTTTGAGGTTTGCCTTACGATACTGGAGATCAGCACGAGTGCCTCTGTCCATCTTACCTTGGGACTTGGGTTTAGTCTTGCCACCTACATCAGGTTGCATACCAGGGTTTGCTGCCTTGACTCTACGACCATGGGTGTATTCTGCACCACTCATCTTGGAGTCGCCAGAAACCATCTTACCACCAGAGGAGCGGGAGTCAGCATACTCTTTGTCAGACTGACCGTGCTTACCCTTGTAACCTTCCTCTACTTCTACTTCTTCTTTGTAGTTGTTCTGATGCTTAGGATCTTTTCCAATACGCTCAAATCTTTCGTCTTCCTTCTGGCGAGAAATTGCAGATACAATCTTTGAAGATTTGTTCTGTGCGTCTTCTTTCGCTTTACCTTTGGAGGAGAGGGATGTACGTGCTAGGTTTCCTGCACGGCGATACATCTTAGTCTCTTTGCTCTTGTCGATAGGCTTGTAACCCTCTTCGACTTCCTCTTCCTTGACACAGTTGGGGACATCTTTGCCGCCCTTATTCTTAGTGCCACTTGCTTGGTATCCGTCCCAACACTTGCTAGCACCCACATTCTTGCGTGCTTGCTTGAGACCTTCAAGCATTTCTTGATGGAGGTCATCGATGTCAACACCAAGATAACCTTCCTTGGTAGTTACTCCCAAGTCTGCTGCATCCTTAGCAGTCTTCTCACCTTTCTTACCAACAACAATGTAACGACCGTCTGCTTTCTTCCCAGTGATCAGCATCGACTGCCCACCAGACTGGACAACACGACCAACGTTACGATCATCACCGTGCTCTCTCTTCTTCTTAGCAACAGCATCACGATCCATTTGGAAACCCGCGTATCCTTCAATAACAGGCTCGTATGCATCGAGGACTTCCATCACCTTCATGACACCTTCATGGAGTCTTGCAGCAGTGGGAAGTTTATCTTCTTCGATTGCTTTGAGGATTTTGGTTTGCTCGGACTGACTGTAGTTCATCAGTGCAGCGGAAACCAGCATTTCTAAAGTCATTGTACTAATTGTTGGATTTCGTTTAACTATTTAGTTTCGGCAGTTTTTCTAATAGAAGCATTGAATTCACTAAACTTCCAAGGCTTCTGTCCTGGTGTCATGTTTTGCAATGCCTGACGATACTCATCAGTGCCTGCTTTCCAGGTGTTACCACTACCATCATCGGCACTGTAGTTGCTCTGATCCTTTGTGGTATCAGCAGCAACTGCTTGCACTTCAGCATCAGACACCTCAGTGACATGCTGCAACCAGGCACGATGCTCACCACCCAGACCATCCTCCATGATGATGTAGTTAGGACCACGATGGACGATCTTACCAATCATACCACTGTCATCATGCTCTACGATTGCACCAATCTTATAGATCTGATTGAGCATATAGTAGTCACGGAAGGTATCGAAGTCTAGTTTAGGAGCATACTCCCACACTGAGTGCTCATGAATCTCACTCTTCTTCTTAGACTTCTTAGGTGGAGGTGTCATCCCTTGGATAACATCTTGCATCAACGCTTGTGAGTGCTTTGCTGAGTAACCTTTTGGCATTCCTGCATGAAAGGAGTCGTGGTCACCACCCTGTGCGTGGGAGCGCATCTTGCTGGCACTAAGATTCTCAACAGGATCATCGCTATCATCAGCACGAGCACCTGCAGACTTGATGTTAATAGACTTGAAGTCATAATGTACTCCATTATATTTGTTAGCAAGAGTTTCAAACTCCTTTACTCTATCATCACCAACCACCATAGTGACATGCTCATGCCCTTCATCATGGAGATCTCTGAGGACATCAAATACATTTCTATGCGCTTCGTTGTTTTGAATAGCATCCTTATGATGCTTAAACATCTTACGCATATGCTCTACTTTTTTATCAGCCGATAGAGGATTTTTCTTATGGTCCTGACTTCTGCTGGGGTAGATACGATAGTTACCTGAGTCTCCTCCGTGCGCTTTGACCGCATCCAGTAACTTACCATGACCAGCGTGAGGAGGGTTAAACCTCCCAAAAGTAATGGCAACATGCTTGTCTTCTAACTTCTTGTTTTGGGCAGAAGAGGACTTGCCCTTGGATGAAGTCGCTGGCTTCTTGGTCTTTGCGGCTGCTTCTGCTGCCTCTCTAATGAATTGAATAAATCTCATTTGCCCCAATCTTTAGCGACGGTAAAGTTTGCTCTGGAAAACTCAAGTCTATCAACAAGTTTGATGGCAGCGCCATCTTTAATAGCCACAAATCCTTCTGGACTTGTCACTCGGTAACCATTCTCGTCCTCCAAGAATGTACCTACTCCTTCAATTTTCTTGAGTTTATTTATCACTTGCTCCTTAGCAGTAATCAAATTCTTGAAACCACTAAGTGCGGAAATCATGATAGATTTGTTACTATTTAGGTATTGAATTGCCTTGGTCTTACGATCCTGCCATTCCTTCTGTGATTTAGGGGTCTTCTTCTTGACAATCTCTTGGTCATACTTGTCAGTTACAAATTTAACATAGTCTCTTGCCATACCCTCAGCGGTGCCAACCTTACCACTTCGGATAACTTGGTTGAAATAGATCTTGAATAGTGCAGGAGGAGAGAATGACTGAGGACCCTCTGCTTTTTGAATCTCATTCAACCACTTACGTCCGCCATCAAGGTTACGCTTTGCTGTGGCGATGCTGTTGTTGAGACGATTCACTTCACCAGGGGTGAAGTTTGCCATGCCGTTGACATTCTCAAAGGTAGATGAGAAGACAGCAACATCTTTGACTCCCTGCATACCACTGACATCGACACCGAATCCAGCACTCATTTCACCAATAGTAGGACCTGAATATGTGGTGTGAAATACGATACCCAGCTTACTAGAAGCAACCTTCTTACCCAACTCAGAGTACTTAGGAATCACATAAGTGATGGTGTTGGGTTTGAATCTGTAGCATGGTTGTCCCTTCATCGCAATGACATCAGGACGTTTAGTATAGAGCAGATCTCCCTGCACAACTCCTTTAATGGGCACCTTCTTCAACTGGTCTAGACACTGCTTCATGATCTGATTAAGACTACCACTATACCAGTGGTCAATGTCAGCATGAGAATAACAAATCTTAGGGGTTGTCTTGTTGAAGACAGACTTGTTACCCACAAAGAAGAGACCAGTCTCAGGGTCAGTGCCACAGATAATAGCAGGAGCACCGTCCCACTTGACAGTCACCTTGGTGTTGTTACCACCCTTTCCAGAAGACAGCATGTCCCTGAGGGACTGCAGAAAGTTGAGAGCGTTGGTAGCACCAGCGTATCCTTGGTTAAAGATGTCGTCTTCTAGGTGCTCTAGGTGTGTGTTTTTTGCCATGACCTTATTATATCTCCTCTGCGCCGCTGCGGTTTCTTACGAGTGCCACTGGGTAGATTGCCACACGGGCTCCGTTGTAACGTCTGCCATCGATATCAAATCCTCTGCCTGCCCTATATGTAGCAGCGAATGCTGCACGGTATCCACCAGTAGAAAAGTACTGTGTGTCACCATTCCAAGAGACATGATCAGAGAAGTCTAAGTTGAAACATGCTTCCTCTCCCCTCTTGGGTTTGAGTATGGGGTTACCTTGAGCAATCATATTCACATTATCAATACCATACTTGCCACCATATGAAGGTCCGTAAACAGACTTATTGATTAGGTCTTTATTTGACACATAGGAATACACTGGATTGCTTAGTTTGTCTCCAACGATATACCCAGCAACTTTTCTCAGGAAGTTTTTAACTTCAGGATCATCATAGATAAGAGTTGGATTACTAGCACTACCAGACTTAGGAGAGACACCACCATATTGCTGATATGCTGCAGGACCACCTGCCTTCTTATGTGAGATGAAGATTACATCCTTCCCTTTGGAATCAACAATGGCAAAGTCTGCCTTCGCTTCTCTACCCAAGACCTTCTCAGTAATGTTTCTGACACCTACACAGTTTGGGAAATCCCCACTAGGTGTACATATTTTAATAGGACCCAGTTGTTTAACTAGGTCCTTAATGAGTTTATCTAAGTCCTTAATAGCAGCTTCTTCTGCTGCCATGACATTTGTTTTTGTAGGTTTCCTGATTTTATTGAGGGCAACATACCCTGTCTTGGATCCTACTTTTACTTTGGCAACTTTCAACCTACCAACAGTGTCTTCGGAATTATCTGCCAACTTAAACTCAGTGCCTGCTTCCAGCACACCATGAGTATCTTTCTTGTTTGCTTTGAAGAAAGTAGCATTCATTTTGTCTTCGACTTTCAGCGTGAGGTCTTTCCACATGCTGTTGTTTTTGACATACTTATCGAATGCACTTTCTCCAGATGTTGACTTGCCTGATAGGGTTGCCATCTATTAGAGGGATTCTACATCTACTATTTAGATGTCTCCAGGGGCACGATTCTCACTGTAGTTAGCATCAAAGAAACCATCAGGGTAACGTGCTGCCAGTTTCAGAGTGTTGATATACAGTACTTCATCCAGTCGCATATCCAATGCAAGACATGCCTGAGCAACATACCACATGATATCACCCAACTCCTTGGTCAGGTGCTCCTTGTTAGCAGCATCATAAGGTTTGCCTTGAAACTTGAGTTTCTTAACGATCTCCATAAACTCACCTGCTTCGGCAGACATACCAGAGGCAGCAGTATCAAGACGTGCAATGTCACAACCAGCATCGTGCAGCTCGTTGTAACGAATCAGCAGGTCCCTGAAATTCTTACTGGGTTTAGAAGTCACACCATCAACAAACTTGGTGTAACGATCAAGGTCAACCTCAAACTTCCGAGGACCCTTGTTACCATCACGAGAAACTTGCTGACGACGCTCAGCGTCTGCCTTCTTTGCAGCAACCTTTTCTTTAGTCTTAGGTGCTGCAGTAGATCGAGGATCATTAAGTACATCCTCAGGACCTTTAGGAGTATTCTCTACAGTTTCATTTGCCCGATCCTTCTCATCATCAATACGATCTTGTGCTTGATTGGAGACTTGCTCCATACTCTCTTCGAGCTTGTAGTTAGGTTGTCCGTCTGGAGTAAATTTATCCATAATTAGATCTTGAATCCGTCAAAGTTTTTCTTGGTGTCTGTAAACGCATCACTACTGATGCCACCAGCATCAATAATGTCATCTTGTGCAGACTGATCACAATCATACAGTCTCATCTTTGCCCTGTCAATACCGACTACAAATCGTTTGAAGACGTTGATATCATTATATCTATTCTTCAACTGCTTGACCATAATCTGACCTAGTTGCTCCATATCTTCAGTGGAGATAAGTGCGAACATAAGATCAGCAGTTGCAGGAAGACCGAAAGACTCGCTAGTGTCAGTAAGGTCCACGTCACTGTTGCCGTAACCGCTGCGAGTGGTTTGCGTAGCGGACATGATCGGGACGTTGTGCTCTGCTGCGAGTCCTCGTAACTCTTCTGCAATTGCTTTGACATAGGTATAGGAATTAACGATGGTGCCTTTGTATCGTGATGATGCACAGATATTAAGGTAGTCGATGAAGATGATATCAGGGTGGAAACCCTTCTTCAGTGACAACTCATTGAGCAATGCTTTGAAGTGACCGACGTGTGCTGATGCAGTAGGGTATTCCTTGATCACAAGTTTACCCTGAGTCTTCTGCTTGAGAGTGTCCACCTTACGGGTATACTTCTCTCTAGTCAACATCGGATCTGTCAGTTGTTGGATCGGGATGTCCAGGAGGTTGGCGTCAATTCGCTCAGCAATTTTCTCCTCTGCCATTTCAAGTGTAATGTAGAGTACGTTCCTCCCCTGCAAGAGCGAGGCACTAGCCATATGGCACATGAATAGAGACTTCCCGACACCTGTGCCAGCAAGTGCGATGTTGAGAGTCTTATTAGGCAAACCACCTTTTGTGATTTTGTTGAAATAGTCGAGATCAAAGGGAATCTTCTCCTCTTTCCTGTGGTAAAAGTCGTAACGGTCATTCGCATCGTTGATATAATCGTGACCAACATGGTCGTCAAAACATACACCCAGCGCCTCAGACATGATGGATGGGATAGCATCCTGGGTCCTTGTCTTGTCCTGCCCGTCTGCAATTTTTACAGACTCCATGAGGGCAAGATATATGGCTCTCTCTTTACACCAGTTTTCAGTGGTGGTGAGTAACCATTCAGCATTATACAAATCACGATCTAGGTTATCGAGAAAGGTCTCGATATCCTTGTAGATATCATCCGTAATATCACGTCGCTTTTCGATCTCAATCTTCAGAGCAGTGGTCTCTGGAGATACATCATACTCATTGATGTACTCACTAATCGTTTGAAACAACACACGATTAGTAAACATATCAAAGTATTCATCTCGGATGTAAGGCAAGACCTTTCTACAGTAATCTTCATCTAGGATAAGTTTACTGAGAGCGATCTCTTCTACTTTGAGTGTCATTGATAATGTAAATATGTTGTGAGGATGTACTTGTTGGATGTAACTGGAGCGTAGTCCTGTGAGGGATACATCCAGTTAGGTGGGTATATTAGCACAGATCCAGCCTTTGGAGTAACAGTGTGGTCAAGTGTGGGGAAGAAAACTTCTCCACCCTCTTCTACAGCATTCAAGAAAAACTGGATTGCTAAAAATCTTTTGGCAGATTCTGCATCACCCATGTCAATATGCAAGTCAAACCTATCACCTTCCGAAGAAAGATATTTGACAACTTTAACCTGCTCCAAACTATTTTTGTTTGGCCAGTAACTTTCACAACCGAGGTCTTTCATGTACTGCTGTGCAGCAAATTGCACACCAGCAATAACCAGATTCTGGATCACATCCCATTGTTGATCACCATTGTCTGCCTCATACGAGATATTTAGGACATTATATTGTGGTTTATATTGATTGTCCCATCGATACTGTTGATCGGGATTCGCATTACACTGCTCGATGATATTCTTGCAAGTGTTTTCATCAAGGATACCCTCATATACACGGATGTAATCTTTAAGATCCATACGAAAACTCCTTTGCCGCTGCTTCATCAAGTGCCTGCATTACTTCGGGGGTGAAGTACTTGTCGGGATCAGCGAGAATAGACTTAGGATAAACAGAAGTGTCACCAACCTTGACGCGATTACCGACCCGTTGGAAGACTCCGTGTTTCTCACCCAATTCCAGTAGTCCGTAATAGCGGTCAAGTCCACGGTCGTCGTAATAAAGACGTGTTTCAACAATAGCATTCTCTTTACTCAGACGCGACTTAGCAGTCTTTGCTTTGATAATGTTTCCAATGACTTCCTTGCCATCCTTCTCTTTAGATTTGCTGAGATAGATGATTGTAGATGCAGCATACTTGAGTCCACTACCTCCACCCATTTCCTTAGTTGGTACATAAGCTCCTACAACATCATATGTATGGTTAGTGACAATCATCGGGACGTTTGCTTTACCTAACTTAAGGGTGAGCACACGGAAGATAGACTTAACTACCTGAGCACGAGTCATGTCACGGGTCTCTTTGCCTGCCTCAGAGTCTTCAATCTCCTTGGTAGTAGAGAGCATCCCCAGAGAATCTAACACAAACATCATAGGTTTGCGTTTCTCTGGTGACTGGGTTAGATACTTGTCCAGGATCTTGATTGCCTGCAGTCTAAACTCCTGCACTGTAGTGACAGGGACAATGACCATACGGTTAGAGTCAATCTTGCGTGACTCAATCATGCTCTTACTGATAGCAGACTCAGACTCAAAATAGATTACCCCAGCATCGGGGTTTGACTCAAGAAAATGCTTGACAATCCCAAGACAGTAAAAAGTCTTGCCAGTAGAAGACTCACCAGCGATAGCAGTGATCTTGTTTCCTGGGATTCCACCGTAGATTGAGCCACTAACCAGAGCATTGAAAATGTAACTACCAGTATCAATGAAACCGCTAGTGTCTCCTGCTGAGACACCATCGCTGACAAGTCCTGCATACTCATTATCAATCTCCTTTACGATATCTTGTAAAAAACTCACGACCACAGTGCCTCCAATGTGTTTACTTTTTCTGCCTTCCAACCAATGGTATCAAGAATGACTTTCACAGGGTCAAGAAAACTCTTGGAAAACTGTAGGTCATAGTCGATACTCTTGTCAAGACCAAACTCGGTTGGAAGAGTTTGGAAGAATGAAATAACGTTTTCATTGATACGGTTAGGAGTGTTGAGCATGATGTACTTGATCTTCTCACCCTCCTGAATCAAGGGATACTTGTGGGTAAGTTTCTTTCTCTTGACCCAGAAGTTATATAGAAGTGCTCCACGCACATGCATCGGACATCCCTTGCCATAGATTGTAGCAGGGGAAGAATTCTTTGCGATGTTGTTACATCCACGAGGGAATGCAATGTCTTCCACAGGCATAGATTCAAACCTAGTCCTGAAGTCTTTGATATACTTCTGCAACTCATCTTCTGTGCTATTCATGATGATCTGAAGTGCTTCTTTAATAGCAGTGCGACAAGATGCAGGGGTTGAAGACTTAACTGCTTCGATACCCATCATCTTGAGTTTGGGTTGAGCATATTGCACACCCTCACTATTCCAGACGTTGAGAATATAACGTTTCTTAGCAGTCCAGATGCCCTTGTTGGCGATATTCTCTCGCTTCATCTGCATCTTCTGCTCGTAAGCATTCACATAGGTCGCCAACGTTTCATAAGAATTACCAATATACTTCTCAAATTCCACTTCACACACCTTGTCAAGGAACCTAACAATACTCTCATCGCTCGTCTCTCTGCCCTTGAATACCTTGTGTACAAAAGGACCCAGATTGAGATAAATGGAATCAGTATCAGAAGCAATAACATAATCAGTATCCTCAGTTTTCAATACCTTATTCAGGTATGCATTCATTTTGTTTTCGATCCAACGAATCGAGACTTGACCCGAGAGGGTAATCGCCTCAGCATTTGCCAGATTGTAGTATCGGAAGTATTGATTTCCGATGGCACCATAGGCAGAGTTGAGTTGGATCTTTCTTGCCATTTGGATGTTGTTGAATTTGGACACATCCTTTTGTAATGCCAAGGTCTCTGCAGGTGTGGTGGCATTCTCAAGATTTTGCTTAGCGGCAAGCATTCGTTTCTTGTAAATGGTCCTTTCATCATAGATCCTCTTCATCATTTCTGGAAGGAAACCATGGATGTCCTTACGATACTGAGCACCGTTAGCACATACACAATACTCCCCATCAATATCTAGCGATTGATTAAGTATCTTATCAACTGTTACCGTTGGGTGTCTGGCATCGACAAGTGTCTCTGGCGAGATATTGTACTGCATAATAAGATGAGGATAGAGAGAGTTGAGGTCAAAAGACACAACCCAATCATAGCTTCCAGGGATCGGCTCTTTAACATATGCGCCTGCATATTTCTCGTCCTTCTTAGTACTTAGTTTAGGAGGGACAACAATGTTACGTTTCTCAAGATCATTATAGATGAGGGTGTCCCACATCCTGACCTGAGAATAGACATCTTCTAGGTTGACCTTGGCATCGTATGCCATAGTGACTGCCAACTCGATGAGTTTCATCTTGTCTTCAAGTCGGTCAACCAGATTAACGTCTTGGATGTTGTATTCGACGAATCTCTGCCAGTCAGAAGTATAGAAGTCCTTAAAGTTTTCAAACTCACTGTGATCCAGTTTGTTTTGTCCCAACTCAATCATAGCGATATGATCCAGTCGGTAGGACTCCTGGTTGGTGTAAGTAAACTTCCTATAAAGATCTAGGTAGTCAAGGATATTGACACCTGTGATCTGATAGGCAATGTTTTTACGACCTTTGATCTCGATCTCACGATCGATCACACGATTCCAGGGCGATAGAGACTTCTTCCACTTCTCACCAAGGACTCGCTCGATCCGCCGACAAATGTATGGGATGTCATACAGATTATTATTCCATCCCGTGATGATGTCAGGGGTGTTGTCCACCCACCAAGCATGGAAGTCTGTCAACATCTCCTGCTCGCTCCAGAAGACTCGATACTCCACGTCGGAGGGAGGTACAAACTCCCTGGTCCCCCAAGTAATAATCTTTTTAGTGTTGAAGTCCTTGATTGTAATACAGAGCATCTCCTCAGAGGAAGACTGCACATCTGGGAATCCATTCTCACAAGCGACCTCGATGTCAATCGTATAGATCTTCATCTGAGTCATGTCATAATCAATTTCACCAGGGAATTTCTGACCGATATGCTGGTATACAAACCGCTCATAACCATGGACTTCCAACCCAACAGCATTATCATACTGCTTCATGAATTCCCGTGCCTCTCTAGCACCGTCGAATTGCTTAGGGAAAGCATATCGACCGTCTAGGGTGCGATACCTAGACTTCTTCTGTTGCGCTTGTGGGACTAGATACATGGTCGGAGAAGACTTCTCGCGATACTGGACGGGTTGACCGTTTTCGTATCCACGATAAAGGATGTCATCTCCAAGCAAACAAAGGTTGGTGTAGAAATTACTCATCAAGGGGGACTTTACTTCGATAGGCACTTAGCACAGCGGGTGCTGGGTCAAGTATAGTCATAATGTCCGTAGATGTCAAGAAGATAAACCGCTGAGCACAGTGGAGAGGATACTCATCTAGGACTCCACCCTCACCCACTGTAAAAACATCTTCCAGGAGGATACTAGGCTCCTCATCCATCTCAACAAGTTTACCAATCAGGTATGTATTAGGACTGTTTTTCAGTATCAGTAGTTTGATCATCTTTAGGTGTTTGTGAAGGGACGAATGGATCTCTGGATCTATTTTTGATGACAATGAAGGCATCTTTATTGTACTTACGGGTGCCTTTATGGGGTGCCCACTTAGTGCCAGCACCCTCAATCTCATAGACTTGGGTGCCACCAATCTCAACGTGGATGTCATCATGTTGCACATCCCATCCAAGGGCAGCGACTGCTTCACTTAGTGATTCTTCAGTATAAGTCATGGGTTTACCTGCCTCATTTCTTCGTCTTCCGTATCAATATAAACGGTCATTGGATCTTTCGGTTGGAATTTCTTCAATGCCGCTTCATAACTTTCCATAACACTATCGTGAGGAGTGCCAAGGGACACTACAGAGATCACAGATACAATGCTTGCACCAACAGTCAATGGAGACCAAGGATATAGTTTGATTTCTACATCACTGAGATCCATTTCATCATCGTCCAACTCTTCTCCTTCAAACTCATACAACTTCTCTTGTGGTTGTTGGATAACCAGAGAATATGGTTGTGCAAATTGATATGCAAGAGGTGCAACCGATTCTTCGGATGCTCGCACCTCTTTAATGTCAGCGATTACGTCCTCGCCGCTTTGCATTCTTGCGATTTTTACGGTCATAGTCTTTCTGCATCAAGTTTTCATAAGTATACTTTACCATCTCGGTAAATGCACGTCGTGCTGCAATGTTTTTCTCCTCAGAAAGTACATGGACATACTGCATAAACAGATCCATATCTTCAGGGGGAATATCGAGAGTGAGTGTTTCACTCTTCTCTGTGTATGCTGGACACAGATTTACATACATGTTCATGTTTGACTCCAAACAAAAAGAGACCCCCATAGGGTGGTCTCTTCAGTTGCATACTATATATCAATAATCATTTAAGTAACTTTGGCAGGTGTCAGGATTCTTTTTACAGAATGCTCTGACATAGGAGTCAGCATCCATTTCCATAGTGTAGTGAGCATGGTTATGTGCCAAACCCACGATGATTAAGAATCCGACAAGCAAACCATTAAGTAGAGTCACTGGGTGGCTGAGCACCTTCAGTATCAATTTCATAGACCTTTAGTTTCTGGTGGTCAGGGATAATCTTCTGTAATTCTACCACCAACATACCATCTTTGAAACTGACTGTGCCAATTTCCACATCATCCGACAGATTGAAACCTCTAGCGAAAGACCGAGTACTGACGCCCCGATGCATGTACTCTTCCTCATTTTTACCTTTCGCTGTCTTAGACCTGATTAGGAGGACGTTGCTCTCCGTGCTTACCTCAATTTCGTCCTTACTCCAACCAGCAAGTGCTAATTCGATCCTCCACTTAATATTTGATTCCTTAACAATATTGTAGGGAGGATACTGACCGCCTGGTGATCCTACTCCATAGGAATGTAAGCGGTAAAATAGGTCGTCAAAACCTACTGAAAATCTTTGTGACGCATCAAAAATTGCGTCGATGTCTTTCGACGTAAACTTAGTAATGTCCATAGCTCCTTATAAAGCGAGTGGTGATGTGTGGTCCCCGAAGGCAACCATTTTTATTTAGAGAAAATGCATGAAACTTTAATAGCGGAAAACCGTATTAAAAATTTCGGTTACCAATAAACATATTGATCTCCCTAAATAATTAGAGATCCATTCTGAGATGACATGAAGAAACTCATTCCTCTCGCTATGTTACTGATGACCGTAAGTGCAGCTAATGCTGGCGGACTTGTTACTAAACACGCATCTAGTGTCCAACTGACTGTTGACGCTGCCAGATCTACCGCATCTCGTATGGGGAATACCTATGCAATTTCAGGTAGTGGTGTGAGTACTACGGATGGAACTACTGCAGGCACCATTTCGACAGGGACTATTACCTCTGGCATTATGTCTCCTGGCACCATCGCAGCAACACAAACTATTGATGGTAATGCTTTCTCTTATAGTCAGTCGTTTACTCAGGCTGATGCAATCCCAACTGCAGCTCCCACTGTAGGTGATGTACCTAACTTCTCGTCACTTACTTCTTACACAGCTGGCACTGCAGGGACCCTAGCAGGTACTGTAGGCACTACTGGTGCTCTTACGGTCACGGCTGGTGGAGCTGGCACTACGGCAACAGGACAATTTGTCTCCGAAATCACTGTAATTGACTAGGAGTATTAGAGATGACCCATTTTGGAAAGACTATACTCTGGTCTGTGATATCTGTGGTGGGTGCAAGTGTCACACTTGCTCCTGCCATGGCGGTCCCCGTGGTCCCAAACTTCACACAGGGATCAATGACGAGCCACACAGAGACAACACAAAAGATAACTGAGACCATCAATTCGATGGACTACAACACAGGATACCAATACTCGGCAACTGGTAGTGGTGTTACTGCAAATGGAAACCTGTCTCCAGGGACAGGTGCTAGTAATGTAACAATCGACGGAGTGACTTCAACATGGACAGGCGTCAACAACAAACCAACATTCACACAGACCACACCAGGGGCAGCGTTTCAGTTCACAGAAACCTACTCGGGACCAGGTTTGAGCAATCAGACAATTATAAACAGAGTAACCGATATAACAAGCGTAACCGACACAACTTCCATATTCAGTCAGTAATAGGAGCAATTCTTCTTGGAACTATATTCCCGTCTCAAGCACTCGCTAATGTCGGGGGTGTTAGTGCTACAGCTGCTCCCGTTGCTAATTCTTCAGGCTCTGTTACTAATCAAGCGATCCAGGTTTTACAAGGTCCCTATATCACAAATACATATGGCGGAGGTATACAATGCCAAGGTGCAACTAGAAACTTCACCCCATATGTAACTGGTACTGCATCAGCATCTAAACCATACGAGCCCTATTTTATGGACCCTGTATATGATGTTAGTGATCTAAATGAGGACGGCTTGATTGATAATCCAGGTGACATTATCTTCCATAAGAAGACACGTACTGGACAAAAAGATAATTACAGTCTCGGTGTAGGTTTCTCTGTCACCTGGTCCACTCCATTGGACAAGAAAGCACAAGAGTTGTGTAAGACTGCAGCGATAACTCAAATTGAATTGCAGAAACAATTGACTGCCAATAAGAGACTTGACTTTGAGATTGCGAGACTCAAGAATTGTGGAGAATTGAAACTAAAAGGAATTCAATTCCACCCTAAGAGTCCTTATTATAAGGTGTGTGCAGACGTGGTAGTCAATAACCCACCAGGGCATGGACATCCACATGTACATGCTATCCCTTCTTCCTCGGAAACACAGAGCGCAGTGCCTTTACAGCGTGATTCATCTGACGCTGCTCAGATCGGCGCTCCCCTGCGCTCTGGATTGGGAGAGTCTTACCCCGTAGGGCAGCAACCTTCTTCACTACTTTCTTCACGGTAGGTTTCACCGATTTTAACAGAAGATCAGCAAGCGGTTTTGCGAGCAGTGCCGAGGTAGTAGCGATAACAGCGATACCACCGACCTGCATTACTTGTCCACCACTTGGAAGTCCCGCTATTATCTGTTGAGGTAGTGGGACTTTTTCTGTTACTTGGATACACTCGTTGCCTATCAGTTTATATTCAACAACCTTCTTTCTAAATCCTTCTACAAATGTACCTACAGGCTCCTTTGCCTGCTGTCCTGGTGTAGGACATTCCACCTTGGCAGTAGCAGGTGCTGCTGCTTTGGGAATGTCTACTTGTCCTGGGGGTTTTGGTTTTTCCTCACGTTTAGTATCTACACCAGCAGGATATGTTGGGACTATCTGCTCAGGTTCAAACTGAATAGGATTGAAACTAGGGACACCAGCATCACAATATGTGACCATCCCCTTAGGATCATCAATACCAACTTTGTTGGATTTATTGTTTGACTCGTGCGCCTCTACACATCCAGGGATGTTGACAATAGGAGATCCTATATTGACTACTACTGGTGCTGCACGAGGGATTGCTATCGCTTCCCCTGTGCGATTAGTTATGACTTCAATATCAGGAATTGCAATCCCTTGAATCGCAATATCCCGCGTAGTAATATTTCGGATTTCCATTAGCAATCATTAAACACTGACCCAACTGTAGATCCTAGTGATGATCCTGCCTTCTGTCCTAGTAGCAGTGCCCATCCACCTACCAACCAACCCACATAGGGGATGCTCATAGCAGCAGGGACGGCGACTCCAGCAGCAATAGCACTACCTGCCATCGCACCTTGTGACCGTGCTCCAGCGTCCGCCGCTATACACTCGGCGCTTTTTGCATTCGACTTTCCCTCGGCATCAATTGCACCTCCCATGTTACGGGTGCCTTCTCGGGTGAATTGATCACGACGATACTCTGTGCGCTGATCATTGCCACCACCAAACAGTCCTCTCTTCTCCTTTTCAAGATCAAGAGATCTTTCCGACTCTAGAATTCTAGGATCGTCTGCACGATATTCAATTGTGTAACCATCCTTACCTGCCTGTATTTTGTAAGACGAATAAGGACCACGAGGAAGATTGATAACAGGTACTTGAGGTGACTCAGGTTCCTGTCTAACAACATAACCAAGTAAACCTATATGTGCTATAGCAAATACAGATCCTAGAGCAAGAGCAATCACTTTGACTGGTGACTTGCTCGGCACATGCTCGGTGACTTGCGCGGTAACTTGCTCGGTCTCTTCTTTCTCGTGGTTGAATATTCCCATAGTTAGAATGGTAATGCGGGACCTGTCGTCTTGGGCAGCTCAGGCATAGCACCATCTAGCATACCAGGTAGTGCTTCTGTTACTGCTTCAGTAACTGCTTTAGTTACTTTCTCTCTAGCATCTTCTACTAGTACATCTTTATTTGCATAAAGATAGGCACCACCACCGATCAGACCAAGACAGGTCAAACCAGACAGCAATGCCACGACGTTAATCAACTTTTGCATCTTTCTTTTCAGCGGTGGGTTTTTCTTCGTCCCTCTTTTTAGAAGGCATGACACCGAACGTAGCTAGCGTTCCTGTAAAAACGCTGGCTATGAAAGTTGGATCGATATTTTTCTGAGGAATACCAGGGACTGTTACATAATTAAGGGTCAGAATAGCGGCTGACCAACCTAAAATAATAACTCGGACAAGAGTTGATACACCCTCGTCTGCCCACTCAAATTTATCCTTCTTAACTTCCTCCTTTGCAGGAGTTTGTGCCATTTTTATACTTCAGCAGGTTGTTTTTTCTTTCCTATATTGTATTTGGACTCTAGAGTCCATTCACCTTTGTCCTTAAAGGACAAGACTTTGATTTGATTCAACGGTGCCAGGTCGATGCATTCCTCTTCACGGGCGATATCAATAAGACCCCAGTCGGAGAGGAGTTTTGCGATACGATTGCGACGTTGTACATCATTCTCAGTGATGTTTGTGGGCTTTCCATCGAGTGCAAACAATTCTTTGAAGTGGACAACGTAATACTTGCCCCGCTTGTGCAGAATATGACAGGATTGATATAGTTTTTTCTCTTTACGAGATGCAACACCAATACGGGTTAGCGTTTCACGTACTTTGAGAAAGTCATCAGGCTCTCTAAGGGTAACCTCCAGCATCATCTCTTGAGACCAGGAGATTTCTTCACTCATCTTTTTCCTCCAGTATCCATCTTCGATTTAATTACGTCAAGTTGCTCCTTAGTCAAGATTTTCATTGCCTGTTGAGCTTTCTCAGTGTTATAACCATAGTATTTTTTCACTATGTCAAGGTCACTGTCCTTGGATTTTTTATCCCAAGGAGAAAATCTCTTTGATTTCCTAACACTATATAGGTAAAACGAATATTGGAGGTCGTTGTCAAGATGACCAGCACCATTCATAGTGTTGGCATACATCAGGGTGTCTAGATGGTGCATGAGGCATTTGTTGATGATATATGCAGGATACTTTACCATCGCTCTCTCATTCTCTGTTAGATCTCCTTGCTTCAGGTTGATGCTGTTGAGATAATCTTTGAGAGGAATTTCATGCTCTTTCATAAAGTGCCTGCAGTGGTGAAGATTCGGTAAAGTTAGTGACCAACAACTCGGTCTTTAGTTTATTGTCTGCTCGGTGCTTCATACCATAGGTGATACGAAACTCCTCTTGATTATAACCTGTATATGCTTCCTTCAATGCATCATCGTTGTTATATGTGACCAACCATTTGTTTGGGGATTGCCTACAGGTATCGACAAACTTCTCATGGTTAAAATTCTTGTGCATTTCTGCGTTGGTGCCATACAGATAACTGTTAATCATGTATGGAGGATCCAAGAAACAGAAGACACCATCACCATCTGCTAGAATTACATCAGCATAGTCATAGTTTGTAATCTCCCAGTGCTGAATGATCTCGGAAATCTTCTTCAGGTGTTTGGCACCACGAGTAGTGAAGTTTTGACGAGATGCTGAGGCAGAGAAGGAAGAGTTTTCTGTCAACCCACTGTAGCTACACTTATTAAGAATCCAAAAAAGCACAGCTTTGCGAAAAGTATCTGCTTCGGATATCTCTTCTTTAGCAGATAGGAATAACTCCTTTGCTTTTTCTTCTGTACTGTGGTCCTCCTTAATCCCAACGAGGATGTCAGAAAGCTCGTCGCCAAAATCTTGGAGGGTGACCCAGAAGTCATAAAGGTATTCATACTTATCATTCACCCACACGGGGATATCAGGATACTTTTGTGAGAATAGGAGAGCAACAGATCCTCCACCGATAAATGGCTCACGAAACTCTCTGATTCCCTTAGGAAACTTCTCAATTAACATAGGTGCTACCCTTGATTTGCCACCTGGATAGCGTAGAGGGGTCTTCAAATACTTCATGTAAAAACAGCAGTGACGCCAATAATTTTGCAACCAGGGTTGCGTGCTTCAGCAATTAGTCTAGCATGAGAATAGTCTTTTGCATTGACGATCTCATCAAAAACTTTGCCTGCAACGTACATTTGCACCTTAACTCTCATAGCACTTTCACATTTAGTTGGGGCATGTCCCAAGGACCCATGTTAATCTTACCAATCGGGAATGCGTTAAAGGATACTGTCCATCTATCGAAATTATCCAGCTGCCTACCAGAGTAATGCTTCAACCATGAAGGGAAGATAATCAATTTACCAGGCTCAGCATCAATCTTTTCATTGATACCCCAGTCAGATGTCATTTTATCATGCATAAACACGTCTAAAGTGTCACTGGTCCTAGGTGTGCAGGGGTCTTCAAAGTATGTAGATGCTCCATCTGTCATGTAGTAGACAGCACTTAGATATGACATGGGATGTCTGTGCAATGGATGCCCAAAACCACTACCAGCGGGGGCATGATTAGACCACATCAAAGAGATTTCAAATCCATCACAATATAACTTGTAGTTATACCGATACTCAGCAAGACAATCCCAGAAGAATTGTCTCAACTCCTCTGCTGGACCGTCTTCAATCTTATGAAGATCTGGTCTAGAAGTATAGACACCCTCTGGGATGTTAGATTGCTGCGATGGATATTCACTTAGAAACTCAATCAACCTAGGATGTAGATCCTTATGATCTGGATTGTGGTATTCCCTAAGTACAACTGGAAATAAATGTCTTTCAGTCCCTTGCATAATCACTCAAATTTAATGGTCCTAATTTCTTCCACCCACTGACTTCAAGATTGACCATGGGTTTCTGCCATCCACCCCTATTGACATCACCATTAGGGAAGGTATTGAAGGCAATACTATATCTATCTACATCATCAGTATTCTCTGCACTAGCATGGACCATCCAACTAGGGAAGAGAATCAATCCACCAGGACCACCATGATAGAAGAGCACCCCGTTGTTTGAGGTAGCATGTCCATCGATATAGAAGGACGACCAATCACGCTGCCACAGGGGGTCTAAGAAGATCGTAGGAGCGCCTTGAGTGAGATAGAAGATGCCACTGTAATATGACATTGGATGCCTATGTGCATCGTGTCTGTGACCCGTCTGTGCCAAAGAGCGGTTAGACCATGCCTTATTGACCACCAAGCGATCACAGTTGAGTCCATTATCAAAATGGATAGTATCTACACATTCCTGAAACCAAGACATGAGAGGTGCAAACTCTTCCAGATCATGGATATTACCAGTTGTCATGACACCAGCAGGCTCATTAAACGACTTATACTCTAGATCTTTTACACGACTCAGAGTATCATCTAGAAGGGATTTATCAGCATGAAACTCATAGGATTCAACAGGGAAAAAATGTAGTTTCTGATATTCCTTTCTCATAGTACAAGTTTCTTACTAGGTGGTGTTTCAATAATACTAAACATTTGAGTATACTGATCCACAATCTCTTCTTGAGTATCTGCCATGTAGACAATATAGTCTTTAGGGACAGTTACAGGTGCGTTACGACCAGCAAGCAGAGGTGCCCACGGAGCAAACCCCAGAGTGCCTTGCCCATTAGGGATAGCAACAATAGGATTGCAGAAGGTTAGAGAATCATCAGTCTCTTCAATCAGGTCTAGCACAACATCTTCGCCAGACCGCATACGTACAAGTTTTACATTCATTTTAATTCACATCGCATCATTAACTCAGTCAGAAATGCCACCATGTTGATCTCTTGATCAACAACGAAACCAGATTTGTATTGGTATTCGCTAATGATAAGCACTGCCTCAGGAATACTAGGAGGTTGGAAGTAGTTATAAAGGTTATCGTATACCTTTCTCATGATATCGGTAGGCTCGTTATCAAGATTCTGTGTCACCCACTTCTTCATGTTGGTAAACTCTTTCTTCCGAAGATAACCAACAAGGGTAGAGAGTTGGATGTCATTAGAGGCACCCAGAATACCTACATCAATCTTACCAGTAGAAGCATATCGTTGCAACTCATTGAGAGTGCGACGGAAGTCGGGGAAATACTTCTGGACAACCTCCGCAATAACCTTCGGCTCGTAGTCTACACCTTCACCATCTAGGATGGTCTTGACTCTCCCGAAGAATGAAGCAGCAACCTGCTGCTTCTCTTTACCCGATTGAGAGAAGTCCACCACAGAGCAACGTGAGTGTAGTGGAGAGATGATCTTATTCTTGTAATTGCAGGTGAAGATAAACCGACAATTCCTTTGAAACTCTTCCATGCAAGCACGGAGAAGAAGTTGTACATCGGGAGTAGTGTTGTCTGCTTCATCAATAATAATTACTTTGTGCTTGGCGGTAGAGGTCAGAGACACGGTGGAAGCATACACTTTCGCCTGGTTACGGACGGTATCGAGGAAACGACCTTCGTCAGATCCGTTGATAATCAGACAGTCGGCACCCAACTCTGCACACAGTGCCTTGGCAATGGTAGTTTTACCAACACCAGCAGACCCTGAGAGCAGGAGGTTAGGAATCTCACCTTGATCTAGAAAACCTTGAAAGATTTTCTTAGTGCTCTCTGGGAGAATGCATTCATCAACAGTTTGTGGACGATACTTTTCAACCCAGAGAAACAATTTGTTTGACATAATCAATTAGGCTCGAGTGCGATAAAGTAGTTGAGGGAGGAGTTGCTAAGGGAAGCAAAGTTAGCAATATTACGGTTGCTGATCGTGACGTGGTAACTACCTTCAAGGAGTTTCAGATTCTCGATCTTGAAACAGAAGCAGAAGTTACGTCGCTCCATTGCATTCTCAGCAGGACGATCAAAGACTACCTTCTTCAGGGGAAGAGAGAAGACGTTAGAGGTCTCATTCTTCTTGTCTTTGACACAGATGCTGTAAGTACCTTCATGACCATAGACACAAAGGTCTTCGACACCATACACTTTAGATGCCTGCATCAGTTGCTGCAGATCTGCTTGGGGTAGGTCAAAGAAGATCTCAGTATCAGGGAGATCAGGGTTGAATTCAGGGACCTTACCGATGATCTCGGGGTCACTGTAGTAGAAGGTGGTCTTACCTTTAGTATCTTCATCATAGATAACAACTTTCTTCCTATCAGGGAAGAAGAGCATCGGAGTCTTGAAGAGTGACAGAGCACCGAGGAAGAGTGGCAGGTCATAGATTGCCATCTGCTCAGGGAAGTCTTCACGGACTTGAGTGCCAGCGATGATATTCTTGTTGATCGAAATCGTTTCAACCAACTTACCTGGATCGATAACAATAGACTTGTTGATCGTGCTGAAATTACGCAAGACTTCAATTGTCTGCTTACTCAGTTTGATATTAAGGCGTGCGTCTTGGTCTTGCATAATTACTGTGGGTAAGTTTCTGGTGGGTCGGAGTTTTTGTCGTTGAAATGCATCAACAACACTGCATAGTGTAGCACCTTCATGATGTCACGTCGAGCTGATCCTTTCTTGTCGTATCGAGAAGCATACTTAAGGATGTTACTCCTACAGAATGCCTCTCCATCACCACATGCTTCGATCAAATCGAGAGTTTGAATGCCGTCATCACCAGCAGAATAGTGCTGACTATAGGTACTCACGATGTAAGAGCGCAACTCCTGAAGAATTTCATCTTCACTGTATTTCATCATATTTAGATAGGGTATGTATAAAGGATATCAAAGTCCCAGAGGGTTGTCAAGGACATCAACCTCAGAGTCAATCTTATCATACAACTCAAGGAAAGACTGCTTGGTTTCATCATCGAAACGATTCAGGCAGACCTTGATTGCTTTGACACGATCCGAGAAGATGCTATAAGCACGGATGATGTGGACCAGACGACGGGTAGAGATGACTTCATCAACGCCACCGTCAGCAAAGGTCTTACGGATGATCTCTGCCCATGTGCAGAGGTTGGTGATGTACTTGTCATCACAGCAATCCAACTCTTTGCAGTAGTTGTGGAGCATCTTCACCTCAACAGAAGGTTTGGGATACTCTTGCTCAAAGGTAAGGGGGAAACGCTCAAGGAATGCCTCATTGAGCACGTTGGTGCCGATGAAACGACCGTCTTCGCTACCTTTACCCTTGGTGTTAGCAGTGGCAATCACAGTGAAACCAGCAGCAGGTTGCACATAACGACCGATCTTCTTCAGGAAGACACCTTTACCTTCAAGAATAGACTGGAGACAAAGGATTTTGTTGGATGCCAGATCGATTTCATCCAGAAGGAGGACAGCGCCACGCTCAAGAGCTTCAATGACAGGACCATTGTGCCACACAGTATTACCATCAACCAGACGGAAACCGCCAATAAGATCGTCTTCATCAGTTTCAATAGTAATGTTGACTCGGATCAACTCACGTCCTGCTGTAGCACATGCCTGCTCCACACTGAAGGTCTTTCCGTTACCAGAGAGACCAGTGATGAAGATAGGGTAGAAGATACCACTGTTGATAACTTTCTTAAGGTCAAGGAAGTTGCCAAAGGGCACATAATTCTTGTCTTTTGCTGGAATCAAAGTAGTCTCTTCGAGTTGTACAGTTTGCTCAAGTTGCTGACGTGCTTCGGTGATGGTCAGCATCCACTTGCCGCGTCCTGCCTTATGAGATTCAAGACGCTTAGTGATTGTGGGATAAGATACATCAAAGTGATCAGCAGCAGCAAGCAATTGCTCAGTCTTGACTTGCTCGCCGTAAGTTTGAGTGAGGTAAGAGACGAGTGTCTCAGTGGTCAGGTCAGACTTGGCAGGCATTGTGTGTCTCTTGATTACTTTGTAATTATACTGCCTGCAGCGGAGCGTAGTGGTCAATCCAGGACGGTTTGCGATCTGGCACCCTCAGGTAGTTGGTTGGCACCCATGGTTTACTTGCGATGTATCGCTTGTATGCCTCATGTGTAGAGATAGATTCATCATATTTCCATTGATCGGGCATAGCACGAGCAAAGGGAGTGTGCTTATCTGGACACCCATCTTGTGTCAAGAGACCTGCGAGCATTAGACTCTTGTAACAACTATGGACCTTATCGTATCTATATGTATACTCCTCACATAGAGAAATACCATGCTGCAACAACCATTGCACGTTGTTATTAGATTTAGCAACCCATATAGTACATGGATGATTGCGGAATGCACCGTTCTCTGTGGCGTAAGGTGTGCCATCTGCCTTGAAGACTGGTCCAATTGAGTGATACCACTTACTGAATACAACTGCAATCATCTGACAACACTCTAGTGGCATCTTTACGATGTGTTTGTCAGGCAACTGATGTGCTGAGATAGTGGGATCGTCGTCAACGGCAAAGATATTCATTTGAATTTATCCAATAGATTAGAAAAGAAACCTTTTGTCATGTAGTTGCCACCTGCCATGCGAGCAATCAACTCACCATCACGAAGTGCAACTAAACAGGGTGTTGAATCTACACCATAACCTTTAGCCTCCTCACACCAATTACCATCCTCGTCTCGGATACCTACAATTGTAACGTGCTCATCCCAACCGTCAATTTTCTTTAGATTGTTTTCAGCATATTTACATCCTCTGCAACCTTCCATGGTGTAGAGGATGATTTTATCAGGTAGTAATTCAGTCATGCAATGTGTTGGATAAAGGACGAGAGGATGCGCTTGTTATTTGCTTTTCCTTTGAGGGATTTACGAAACGCTGTTTTGATTTGTGCTTTGGTAGCATCTTCTGCAACATCAAACTCAATCTCATCATTGAGTCCTTTGTTAGAGATGAGATAACACTCCTTGAATCCATACATTCTAACACCAACTGACTTGTTTTTAGCAAGTACTTTGCGAGTACTCTCTGCTTCAGATGAAGTGAGCCACTGATCAATGAATTTATTCAATTCACGATTGGGACCAATACGGAAACCAAGAATGTTTACATTTGGAAAATATCCCTCCATATAATTTAGCAATGCGACAGTGGGACAACTCACATAGTTACCTACTCGATAGGTTTGACCGTTATTACGATTACGAATCTGACAATTTTCCTTCATCGATCCACGATAAATCTTGGTCTCTTCCTTCCAAGTAGTCTCAGACCATTCTCCAGACCATTGTGCCTCACCGTCAGTCAAGATACACACGTTAGTCTTCTCAACACCATACTTAGCAGAGAATCTAGGGATCAGAGTCTGCAGAGAAACGATTGCTTCATTGAGAGGAGTGCCACCAAGACCCATGATGCTAGGCATACCGTCACCAGGCACATACTGACGGGCTTCCCAACTGCGGGATGGTCCATAACGGACATCATACATGTAAGTACAACGCCAGAGGTAGTTTGCATACTTGTCAAACGTTTTGTTGTTGTGCTCACTGCTCAACAATTGATGCAGATGGAAGTGCTGAGGCATATAGAAGGTGTTTACGCGACCTTTATACTCATCATCTAGCTGACATGAGAAGGTGGCATCAATAGTGAAAGCATATACATCAAAGGGGATACCAACTTTACGGCAGAAGAGACACAAGGACAGCAATTGCTTGTATGTGTCATGAATAATCTCTGCCATAGATCCAGACCAGTCAAGGAAGAAGATCAGACCATGATTCTTTCCATCTGTGGTAGTGGTAACTTTTTTGAAGAGGTCTTCGTTGTACTTGTAGGTGTGAAGTTTGGTAGTGTCAAGGACACCAGTGCGAGAAACAGACTGTCGTGCATATGCAGAGGCAGATTTCTTCAACTCAAACTCTTTAGCAAGGTAATTTACCTCACGACTAGAGTCTCGTTTGAATTCACGATACTTATCGTCAGTGAATCCCCAGTCAAACTCACTGTTTCGCCAGAATTCTTCGCACTGCTGATAGATTTTGTCTGCAGAGACGACGATTTCATCCATATCAGGGTCGTCAATCTCCATATAGTGAGGAGTATTGTAAGAATTCCTTGACGTGGTATTGGCAAGATTCTTAGCAAACTCAGCATCCGTCATTGCCTCTTCATCTCTTTCATAAGAGGGCGTTTCAAGGTCTGCTTCGTCTCCATCTTCACCATCATCATGGTTAGGAGACTTCTGGTCATTCATCTCTTTGGTGTCAGTGAATTGTTGTGTCGGCATAGGCTCAGACACACCTTCACCACCATCACCAGTATTGGTTTTGGAAGAGTTAGGTGGTGCCTCTGTAGTCTCTTCCTGCTTCTGATGCTGATAAACTGCTACTGCTGCAGCAATTGCTTCCTCAAACGTCTCAGCGGCGTCTACAGCGTCACGGAGAGGCATCTCATCAGCATCGAAAGGCATCATTGCATCAGCACCAAGTTTGAAGTACAGATTGATGCGATCGATTAGTTTGAATTGTGAATGATCTTCACCATCAATGTTGAAAAAGTCACGAGCATTGAGTTGACGATACCCACCATAGAAGTCCTTGGAGATACCAGGGAATTTACGCTTCATCAACTTCTCAATCCTTGCATCCTCAGTCACATTGACATAAGACTTGGGGCAAGGCAGGTTGTCTAGAGTATTATCGTTAGGAGTGAAGAGAGCATGACCCACTTCATGACCTACTAGAAGGTTATACACACGGTCACCAACGTCTTCTACCTCCCAAATTGGGAGAGTCAGGACTCGCTTTGACACATCAAAGGAAGCAGTCTCACAAACACGGTGCTCAATGATTAGATTCTCACTGGCAAGGAGTCTAGCAAGTTGTCCTTTAATTTCAGTGTAAGTCATGCGGTCTCGTCGTTACCCATATATTGTAGGGCAGAGTGGAGCAGAGTCAGGGGCAGAGTGTGCCACCTTCTCAAGTGGCATCACAGTACATAAACATGGCAAGAATGTATTCTTGTCCAAGAAATGGTGGTCTAAAGTGTCGATACTTATTACCTGCAAACAAAAGACCTTGCCCTAACGGTATACTATGGCAGTCCTGGTCCTGAAAACATATCGCCCATGGATTATCATACCTAATAGGGACAGACAATGAATAATGTATTTCATCTCTGTCAGTATGTGGTTTGAGTGTCGATCCATAACCATGTACTCTGACATATGAATACAATGGTGTCACTTTCTTTCCAAGAATCTTCTCCACACAGGGGAGAAATGCATCCATATATGAATCTAGATAGTCTGGATCATAGATTGATGTAACTTTTCCATCTACAATCAGGTCATCAACTTGATTTGGGTCTGTTAATATCTCTTCCAGTATTTCTTCTCTCTCTACTTTGTCTAGTAGGTCAACAATTACTGTTGGATTCATCTGCTTTTACCTTTGAAAAATCACCAACTTTTTCAAATTCAATGTTGGTGTCGAAACGATCTACAAGGATTTCTCCTTTGTGGGATATTACAAAAAGATTAGTTCTCTTGTCAAGACCTTTCAAAATTTTCATCAATTCGTCTGTGGCAGTGGAGTCTAGGGAAGAATCAAACACCTCATCGAGGATCAAGAGATTAGTAGAGGCAGAATTCTTCATCTTAGCGATGTCTCTCCAGCAAAACAGAAGACCCAAGTCGATCTTCTGCTTCTCTCCTTCAGAGAATGAAGCATAAGAAAACACATCACGGAAACGGGACTTGATAACCTCATTAAATTCTTCGTCTAGTGTGAAATTGACGAAGAAATCCATGGATTGCAAGTACTTATTTATTTGTTTGTTGATAACAGGGACAAATTTACTGATCACTTTGCTCTTGATACCACTATCCTTGAGCAAACCACCAACAACCTGCATATTACTGAAGTCTTTATTGATTTCTGAGCATCTTTGTGCTACAGAGTTATAGTTATCTTCAGATTCAACCAGCAGTTTTTGTTGCTGATCGATATTTGGAGTAGGTTTGTTGACCTCTTCCATCAAAACAACGTTTTCCCGCTGCAACTTATCATTCTCTTTCGTGAGACTGAGGATTTCGTGCTGGTAAGAGGTGATGCTCTGACCATAACCACGCATTTCTTCCAATGTTGCAGCAATATCTGTGACTGCTGCATCAATATCAGCAAACCCTTTGTTGAATTTCTCCTTCCTCTCGGTAGCATTCTCCATATGCTTTGTCTTATGCTCATCATCTAGCGACTGATGGCACGTTGGGCATGAATCATTGTCATTATAAAAAGCAAAGTCCTTATTTGCCTTAGAAAGATTCTGCTCAATCTTTGCTCTCATGTCACGGAGCTTGTCATTCTTTGCCTGCAGAGTACTTTGGTTAGCAAGTTTCAATGCCAGATCACTAATGCATTGCTCATTCGATTTGACTCGCTTGAGAATGTCCATCTGACGCAATTCATTAGCATCAAACTTAGACTGGAGTGATTTGATATGCTCAGCATTGATCTTCGAGAGACTCTGCATAGAAGATCTCTGATGATTAACTGCTTGCTCAGCAATCTTAACTTCATACTGACAGTTTCTTACTGTCTCTTTCAAGTCCTTTACCCTATCCTTGAGGATAGAATTCATTTGGGAGAAGATTTGGATGTCCAAAAGGTCTTCGATAACTTCTCTTCGATGTGCAGCAGGCAACTGCATGAAAGGCACAAAAGTGCTACTACCGAGAATAACAACTTGAGTGAAAGACTTGTAGTTAAATTTAAGTATTGATTGCTCAAGGTACTTTTGATAGTCTTTATTCGCAGCGTCTTGATCCAGGAGTGATCCATTGCGATAGATCCGAAAAATGTTTGGTTTAATACCACGCTCAACCTTATAGGTAACGCTACCAATACTAAACTCAATCTCAACAAGTGCATCTCTTTCGTTAACACTGTTAACAAGTTGAGGTTTATTGATCTTACGAAATGGTTTGTTAAACAAACCGAAGCACAATGCGTCCAACAATGTGGATTTACCTGCACCGTTGTTGCCTACGATAAGACTCGATGGAGAAGTATTCAGAGATAACTCAGTGAATGAGTTGCCAGTAGATAGAAAGTTTTTCCAACGGATCTTTTCAAAGATAATCATTCTGCATTAGGTGGGATAACGAATTCATCGGGAGTGATGATGGAAAATCTATAACCATACTGGCGACAGTTTTCCTTCACAGTTTCTTCTTCAACTTCAGAGACTGTAAGTACTCTCTGATAGTTATTTGCTAGGAGCATCTCATAATACCGTGTCGCATCATCTTTGTCAACAAACATCTGCACAACTCTATCTACAGACTCGTCATCACGTACTGCGTAGACTCCTCCAGTTGCTTCATCAAGTAATACAAACATCATACTTCCAATGCTTCCGTGTACAGTGATTTGAGGATACCAAAGATGTCTTCTTTGTTTTGAAAATCTGAAACACAAGACTCAAGAATTGAAAGAGTATCTTCCACTTCAATGTTATCATCCATCTCACCAATTTCCTGAGAGATGTCTTCAATAATTTTAAGATCGGCAAGGTTTGTATCTTGTAAGCACCTAACTACCTTGTCAAACTTAACCTGGTCCTCTTTTTGATCTACTACCAGTTTGACATAAGTCCCTTCCAAAGAAGAGAAATCAGTAACTGGCATGTCATCCCTGTAGTATACCTTGTTAAAGGTATTGTAGGGATTCTCTACAAATGTTAATGAAAGGTCATCAGTATTTAGGATGTGAGCACCACGTCTAGATGAATAATCATTCCAGTAGAGTTGATATGGGTTACCCAAGTATTGTACATTACCCTTGCGACTCTTCATGTGATAGTGTCCAGAGCAGACCAGATCGAATTTGTTGTATTGATTTGGATCGTCACCATGATCCATTGTGAGACCAGGGATAACTTCAAATCCATTCAACTCAAGGTGACCCATTACTACAGATGCTTTTGAGTTACTGACCTTCTTTGTGGTCATCTCTTTATTCTCTTCACAGATCCACGGAAGCAACAGAAATCTCCTACCACCAAAGGTTTTAGCAGTAGGAGTATCGATGATATCGATGTTATTATACTCACCCAACAGCAAAGAAGGTGCGTTGATTCTCAACGTATTCTTATAGTAGATGTCGTGGTTACCACAGAGCATGGTCATCTGGACACCACGATCTGCTAATGGTTGAAACCACATCTCCTTTGCTGCATCTAGTGATGCAAAGTTGATGCTCTTACGTTTATCAAAGGTATCACCTAGAGCGATTACTTGAGTGATACCTTCCTTGTCGATCGTAGGGATAACTACATTGATGTAAAACTGCTCATACAGTTTGACAAAATACTGGTTGTCATTTCTTACACCAAAATGCTGGTCAGTTATCAAAAGGATCTTCATAGGTAATAGTGATACGACGAGTGCGCTTGCCTGTGTGATCTAGCACGCTTGACGTATGATACTCGCCTTTGACCAAATCCGCAAGCTCTTGTGCCAAGTCTTCGGGACGTTGCTTTGGTCCCCAGAATTTGCTCATGTAGTTTTTCACAGTTTACCTCCCACAATCCCGTTGTTTACTACGCGAGTATGATCACTCAATGTACCTTCTTGAATACACTTAAGATGCCAGCGTGACATTTCCATCACACCTTCTTCGGTGGCACCTGTAAGGAAGTGAGCACCATAAGGTTTCTTTAGAATAGAAGTATACAAACCGAATCGCGTCTTCTTTATATAGAATGCATCATCAATCCACTTTACATCTTCTGGAATATTCTTTTCAATAATATTATTTGGTCCAAGAGTCTGTTTCAATGACGGGTAAATAAACTCTTCGTTTGTTGCCTCTCGCCTTGCTGCTTCTTCTAGCATCTCCTCGTGTGTCATCAATACCTCATGTTGGTTTCAATACGACTCTTGATGGAATTCATATCAGAGTGATTGTCATTATCGTCAGAGTGGAATACTTGATCGTATCCATTCTTCTCGATTAGTTTATCACGAATATCCATCTGACGCTTCTCTTTAGCGATGCGCCGAAGGAATGCATAGTAAACGATTTGAGTGAAGTATGCAAATGGGTTTTTACTCTTAGCGGGATCAAAGTTATCGATGTACTGGACGCAATTCTCTACCCCGTCAGAGATCATATCTTCCTTATACATGTAATTGATAAAGTTAGGACGATATGAAAGGTGAGTTGCAATCTTTAGAAAGCAATCACCAAGATAATGTGTAATTCTAGGTTTAGGTTTGTCCTGTATCTTGGCAATCTCAACCGCCGAGCGATACTTAATGATCTCCTCTAAAAATAATTTATTGTCAACGTAGTGTTGTTTTTTCTTAGGAGCCATTAACTGCATTATTTTATTTTACAACCAAGCACATATTAGTGTGTCATGACAAAACTGTCAAGCTTGACACCCTCATGATATTTAATTATACTCAACCATGTCAGGGTTGGAAAGAGAGCTCTAAGAACCTTTATTCCATTGGTCTTCAAGTTTCTTTCTCATTTCTGAGACCTTTCCGACCAGACCCATATTTTTATTGATGGAGACTTGAGACTCAGTGTCCTCTTCATCTCCTTTCTCTTTGCGCCACCACATCTTATACAACATGATTGCCTCCATTGACATGGGTGCAATCGTCACGATGTCTGGCTCTTGTACTATATAGAAGTCTTCATCTGACCACATCATCCATTTAGTAAATCCTGCTGCCATACCCACTTCACCATCCTTCTGGATAGGATGGATATGAGGGGTTACAGGATCAGAGATATAAACAATAGTCACATCATCTTCTGAGGTAGCGATCATGCTACCCATGATTTCTTCTCCAGAGACCAACTTGGCGGTCCCATAGAATTCGTTTTCGTGGCGAATGTAATTGATCATTTTCGTAGGTTTACCTTCGTTACTTCATAATCAAATTTCTCTTCATCATAGATCTTCATTCGTTCTATGAGGTGACGGAGAGTGTAGTTGTGTCGGTTGCCTCTGGAGCAATCATCAGCAAGGTCGTATAGTACAGCCTGTGCTTTGTTGTCTCCTTTACGCAAGACACGACCAATAGATTGGAGGTTTCTTACTCTAGATTTGCTCGGGGATGCAAATATCACATTATGTAGATTACGAATGTTGATACCAGTTGAGAAAGTACCGTATGAAGCGAGGATGATTGCATTCTTTTCAGACTCACAAATCTTTCTTGCTTCCTCCCTCTCTACAGCATCAACACCACCATGGATGAAAAAGATCTTTCGACCTTTCTCTACTTTGTTATTTAGCATTTCCCAAAGAGGGTCTCCGTGCTTCTCGATATAGTTAAATAGTATCAAAGTATTACCGTCTAGGTCATTAGCAAGGTTACAAATGAATTTGTTACGACCTGGATGTGATACGATATAGTCCATCTCTTGCTGATATGAATCGAATGGAACATGACCATGCTTCAACAAAAGGATCTTCACCTTCAGGGGAGTCAGTTGCCCCTTCTTCATCAGGTCTGCCGTACTCGTCACCCTGTCGCACCGCCCAAACAAACCTTCAAGCACTAACTGATGCGTGTGCATCCCATCAAGGGTGCCTGTCAGTCCAACTCGGTACTTTGCGTCATGACATTTCTGAAGAATCCCAGTAAGACTCTTCGCCTTGTATAGGTGTGCCTCGTCACCAATAATGACATCAAACCTTTCAAAGAATTTACGAGGTTCTTTATAGATACTTTGCCATGTAGAAATGACTACAGGACTCTCAGAATATTTTTCTGTGCCACCCATAATCTTGTGGACATAATGATCTGCTGCCCACCCATAGTCCTTAAAGTCTTGTGTCAACTGAGAGACCAGTGACGTGGTAGGCACAATAATAAGTACATTTCTATTGTGTTGGAGATGCCAACGCACTAGGGTATAGATGATTAGAGACTTTCCTGATCCCGTAGGCGATAGTAGTAACTTGCGATGCTGCTTAATTGCCGTGAAAAGTGCTCGTAACTGGTAGTCTCGAATCTTAAATGGGAGTCCCAAAGATCTAACAAAAGACGCAACGCTTTCAGGTGAGACATATTCTTCCTCGTCGTTTGGGATTCCGTAAAATTTACTATCTTTAATCGAATACTCGTATCCTTTCTCCTCTAGGTATTCACATAGGTAATCAAAAAGACCCACATATATCTCCCCAGTGCCAGGAGAATACAAGCGGATCTTTCCATCCCAAACGCGATTTTTATACTGTGGCATAAACTTTGCCCCAGGCACTTCAAACGAGAAGTGCTCACTCAATTCCTTGTGTAGGTGCTGCTCGCCATCAACCTTCAGAAAAACTTCGTTTTTCTTTTCGATAGTAATCATCTTATTCCATAGTATTTCACAATATCAATAGTATTCTTAATCATGAATCCACGACTGTCGATCTGTTTAAGTATCCTATCAATAGAATTTATACAAGTTTCAAGGTAGTCAATCTTCTGCTTCGATCTGCACAACTCTTTATCACTATCAATGTACATGGGGAGATCTCCCTTGAGCACCTTAAGGTCAAAGGGATTTTCTTTATATACATGTGCAGGTGCCTTGCCTGAATAGTATTCAAACTTATCTCTGTACATCTGCTTATGCTTAGTCTCTGCCTCTGACAGCATAAGTTTGAATTGATTATAAAACTGCAAATACTTTGCGTGAAGACGGGGGATTTCCATACTGTCGTTTGCCAATAGCTCTGGCAATTCCCTGTGGTCGAAGAATGATTCAGAGTCCTTCTTCCACATCTCCTCAATTTTGTCAAGATTCATGTTAAACGAGTATCACGAGCGTAGGTTACTGTATCTTGTATCTCATAGCTCTGGTAGGTAAACGACACAGATGCCATGGCATACTCAGTACCATCAACTGTAGCACTAAATTCCAATGCGCTCAACCCTTGGGGAATCAACCCCTTGAATACTACGTTGAAATTCATATTGAAATTGCTATTCAGCACAGTCAATGTACCATCAGCATAGCGATGACTTACATCATCATTTAGAGCAGATGCATTACCATACTCACTATCCATTTTCTTCAAGAAAGTAATGCGCTCACCTGTAAAGTCAGGAGTGCCTAGCGCACGAATCCAGTTGTGCATGATCATATAATTTTCTAGATCTTCATCAATCAAAAAATTGATTGTGAGGGGATCATACTCCATGAATCCTTCAAGCGGCAGGGATCTCAATGGAGAGGGTTGTTGCTGCATCTTCAGCGTCATCGCTGGAATGTTTGCAGACTGACAGAAGTATGCCACCTTAGGAAACTTCGCAAGTAGAAACTTAAACCCAATGGGAGACAGGTAGTTTCTATTTTCAATTTGTTTATTCCATGTCGTCATGAATTTGATCCTTAAGGAGCTCTTCTAATCTTCTCCTTGTATTTATCGAATCATGTTGATCTCTTTCAGCATGACGATTCCACTCTATAAGGTTATCTTTAACCATGACACAAGAGGTGGGATTACTCCAATGAGTCGAAGAAGACCTTCAGCAAAAAGTGCAAGAACAACCCAACCAACACACATACTAATAATCGAAGCATTACGATTGTGTTTTCGTATGGCATCATCAATCATCTCCTGCACTTCTTCTTTGGTTGTCCACTCAGGTGGATCAACATTCTTCCATTTCCATTTCATGCTTCTTCACCATACCAGAAGTCTGCCCAGTCTTCTGCATCCCCCTCATATACAGGGCATGGCTCTTCCATTAAGATATCTGTCTTCATACGGAGAGTTGCCTCTCGCAATTCAGGCAGCAATTTGTCGATGAAGTCTAGATCTTTTTTCATTGTCGATATTCGTTGAGTATGTCTAGGATTCTATTGTACGCTTCATGGGCACCGTTGTGCCAATCTCCATTTTTATTTTTATGTTTGCCGTCGTATAATTCAGTCTTCAATTTATAAACTCTTGCGAGTATATCAGTCTTTAGCATGATCCCGCGTGGCATGATGTACTTTTCATTATGACACTATTTAATAAAAAAGGCATCCCCGAAAGGATGCCCGTGTGTTGATATCTTGATATCAATGGATCACATAAGGTTGGTGACCTTGACGCGACGGTAGTAACGGTTAGCGTTAGCGGTGAGTGCGCCTTGACCTTGTGCCAGACCTTCAGCGAAGGGATTAGCGACCATGCCGTAGCGGGTCTTGAATCCAATCTTGGGCTGGAAGGTGTCCTGACCAACGGCACGGACCATCTGCAGGGGCACATAAGGGCAGTAGAAGAGACCTGCGTCATATGCACTGCTGCCTTTGTAACCTGCCACATAGAAGTGAGCGTCGGAAACGTTAGCAGAGTAAGGATCGACGTAGACCTTAATACGACCGTTAAGAGTACCTGCGAGGGTGCTGCTGTTGTCGTCGGGAAGCAGGTTGCTGTTACCAGACAGAGCAGGGGTGTAATCGAGCACACCAGCCATGGACAGAGCAGATGCCACATCAGCAGAGCAGATGAGGATGTTGCCCTTCCCGCGACGAGTCTCGTGTCCGATAGCATTCATGTCTCTCTCGATTTGGAAGAGAAGACCTTTGAATTTCTCAACAGACCAGCGACCGTTGGAGTCAACGTCGAGGTCAAACACACCAGCAGTTGCTGTGTTGTTCTGAGCACCAGGACGAGCGATCTTGTAAACAGTACGGACAACCTCACGGTTGATCTCTGCCAGCACTTCAGTGCTGAGGATGTTTGCAAGCTCGGACTCAGCGTCCAGACCATGGACTGCCTTCAGGTCTTGAGCAAGCTCAAGGCTGTATTCTGCTTTCAGAGCGCGTGACTTCGCAGTAACGGTGACCTTCTCAATCGAGAAGCCCATTTCGTTGAAGTGGTTAGTAGATCCATCACCCAGTGCTTCAGACTGAGCGGTTGTCATGCCCTGACCACCAATGGTGTAGTTACCAGCAGCGTCAGCAAGCAGACCAGGATTAGATCCAGTCTGGGTGTTGGATGCAAGACCGTTTGCACTATTCTCGGAAGAATGCTCGGAGTCAACTTCGTTGAAGAAGGTCTCAACGCCGCTGTTGTTGATGTCTCTGTTGGTGCCCTTAGTGGAGCGCATTGCAAAGATCAGTCCAGTAGGACCAGTCATTGGTTGCACACCGCAGATGTCATAAGCAATAAGCTTAGGCATGGAGCGACGGATGAGGCTGATCAGCACAGGGTCGAAACCTGCAACAGGACCAGTAGCGGTGCTACCACCCGAGTAGCCAGTGCCACCGAGGCTGTTGGTAGGAGCAGCTTCGGTCATCAGACCGCGCTCTTCCTTGAGGAATCTTTCTTGGTTTTCCAGGAGGACAGAGGTCACTGCCTTTCTGTAGTTATCCTTGATACCATCGATCTCGGAATGTTCCAGAATGGGTGCCCACTTTTCCTGGAGATGTTCTGCGTTAAACATGTTTCTCCTTTAATTGGTAGTGAGGTTAAAGATTAGTTGTTGCTCCAACGGGAAATCGCTGCTGCATATGCAGACATTGCGTCCCCAATAGGTGCGTTCTCTACTTGTACATCTTCGGTGACCGTAGTCACTTCAGGTTTGGTAGAGAAATATGATTCACGGAGGGTTGAGACTTTCACACGGAATGCCTCTTCATTGTCAAACTCAACAGCTTCCGCCAAGGACACAAGCTTCTCGCGTTGCGAGAGACTCAGACCTTCAGCGATTTCTGTCACAATCCCATTCTTGATATAGCTGCCAACCTCATGGGTGAGACCAACATTTTCTTCAATCGACTCGTTGAGTTTTGTTTCCATGGTTTCCAGTTGCTCTTGCAGCTCGCTGACAAGATCAACCTTTTCTTCGGGGAGATCAATATAGTTCTCCACGAAAACTTTCTTGAGACCGTCCATAACAGACTCTGCCATCTCATTCTTGAGTCCGTGCTCGATAGCGAGCTCGTTATTCTTGACCCAGTTTGAGACTGCATAAGTCAGGTACTCGTCAACAGACTCAGCGAGACTGGACTTGACGGTTTCAATTTCTTCTTCAAGGACTTTAGCGTAGTCCTCGTGCATACGCTCCAGCTCTTCATTGAGTCTGGACACCACTGCGGCTTCAAAGATAGTCTTTGCTTTCTCTTTGAATTCTTCCGACAGATCCTCACCTTCTGTGAGTGCGGCAACATCAGCAGAAAGATCCACTTCAAGGATCGTCTCTTCTGCTTCTTCCTCAGCGATCACTTCGCCCTCGGGCTCGTGACCTGCCTTCACATCACCCTTAGCAGCAAATTCTGCTTTAGCGCCAGAAGCGTCAGAGGGTTTTGTTGTAGGTGCAGTAGCATTCCCACCAGCAATAGTTTTAAACTTATTGCTGTCATCATCGGGCTTGCTATTTTGTGGCGTAGGACCACCGAGATCTTGCACGCTAGCGAGACTACTACCGTCAGCGCCCAGCTTAGGCTGAGGATCGGCAGGTTTTGCGCCAGCGGTTACACTCGATTCATCCAGATTGTTTTCAATCTTTTGTGACATTGTAGTCTCCTTGGTACAAACGTGCGTTATGCTATGAATTATTTATCAATATAGATTTTTCAGGAATGAATGAAACGCGGAAAGTTTCATCTCTTCCAGTTGATTGCGGTGTGCATTATCGATTCGATTCTTAATCTGCTCGATACTTTGCTCTTGGATTGCGCCTCCAGCATACACCCACTCTTTTCCTTCCATAATTCCATTGACAAAAGCGTCAGGAGCAGAAGGATCTGCCACGATATCTGCGGCGGTTGCTAGCATGAAATCATCAGCGACAATTTTCATACCATTTTCTTCCCTGATAGATCCAAGACCTCTAGAGGAAACGCCAAGTTTCACACCTTCATCAAGGAGTGACTTAGCAATGTTGCCCATAGGGGTATCAAGAATTCTTGCCTTACCAACAAAGTTGTTACCCTCTCTTTGCAGAGAAGTGATAAGATGAGACACGCGGTCGAGATTGATAGTAGGACCATCGGGATGACCCAACTCTCCAAGTGCGCGTCCTGCCTTAACGTAAGACTCGTTATATTTAGTAACTTCTCTCTCAAGAGTTTCTACAGGATACATCCGACCGTTGCGGTTTTTGATGGCACCTTGAAGAAACACACCCTCAATGAAGTGATTCTTCTTACCATTCTTACCTTCGGTAATAACTACCTTAGCGGATTCAATCTCCTCTCTGATCAGTTTCATCTGGTGTTTCCTCGGTTTCGGGTGTAGCTTCAGGTTCTTCAGGTTGGGTAAACATTGTTTTACCCACGTCTTGCTTCTTTGCGTCAATTGCGTCAACCGCAAGATTCTTCATAGCAGTATCCACATAGTCAGACAGGTCTTTCTGACCTGCAAACAATGCGTTTACAATGTCGCTCGCAGATTGTGTAGGCATAATTAAATATATTCGATAATACTATTTAGATATCTCCCTTTTTATAGTCCGCAGGATCAATACCTTGCTCCGCAGGATCGGGTTCGGGAGGTTGCAGACTGAGAGCCATTTGCTCATGCTCCATCTGTGGCATTGCCATGGGATCCATGATCTTCCCATCAGCAATCTCTTTCTCCATCTGCTCGTCAATTTCCTTATACATTGCGTCAGGTTGACGAAGTACTTGACGGCGCAGATATTCAATAGAGAAATATCTACCAGCGAAAGGATCCATTTGAGCGAGCAGTGCCAAACGAGCATTGAGAATTTCTTGCTCTTTCAGCTCACTGAAGTAGTTATCTGCTACAAAGTCATACTGGATATGCTCTTTGACATCAGACCACTCCTCAAGAGTAAACACACCTTTGAGCACCAGTTGAGTCTTAAGCAGATCATTAAACAGATCGCTAAACTTCTTGCGGAGACGGACAACAAACTTCTGGAATTTAACTTCATCGCGGGTGATCTCTGCAGATCTACCAACGTTAAAAGAAGAGTCAGACTCTAGACGTGACTCAGGCACATTGAGTGAGCGATACAATTTCTTCTGGAAGTACTTAACGTCTTCCAACTCACCAAGATTCTGTCCGCCAGGTAGTGTGGTAATTTCAGTGCCACGTCCACCCTCACGTCTAGGAAGCCAGAAGTCTTCTAGCATGGACATGAATTTTTTGTCGTCGCGGATCTCTCCAGTGTCAGCGTTATAAACGAGTTTGTTTCTATAACGGGACATCACCTCACGAAGATACTGCTCTGCCTTTTGCTTAGGCAGGTTACCAACGTCGATATAAAAAATACGACGCTCTGGTGCGCGGGAGAGACGATAAATGACCAAGGAATCCTCAATCATTCTCAGTTGATTGAGTGCCTTAATTGCTTTGTGAAGGTGTGACAGCACATAGTTGCGCTGCATATCAAGTTGTCCTGAGTGGCAGAAGCAAATTGCATCAGGTGAAATCTTGATACCATTATTTTCATAACCGCGCAGACCCTTAGGGGAGTAAATATAATACTCAACTGCCTTAGGGATTAGTACATTAACCTGTGGGTCAGCAGGTGAAACGCGATCTTTGGGTTTGTCATACTCGATGACCTTTTTGATCTTACGAGGATCAATATATCTCAACTCCGTAATACCTTCCTTAGGATTATCGGGGTTGATCATCTTATGATAGAAAAGACGACCGTCGATATACCATCTACGGAAAATATCATATGCCTTTCTATCAAAATCAAGGAGTGAAAGTACATTATCAAACTCCTCGCGGACACGAGTCTTGACAGAATCAGAAACTTTTAGATTCGACAACTCAATATCGACAGGATGATCATCCAGATCTCCAGCGATTGCTTCGTTGACAATATCGTTTACAGCAGCATCACATTCTGGATGGAGTGACATTTCTCGGTATCTACCGATCAAATCTATATCACTAGATTTGTTTGCGGAATCCCCCAGATCTACATACTGACCGAAATATCCACCTGCTGCTATGGGTTGGGCGGCATCATCGTTGTCTTTATGCACGAAAGAAGGACCCTTCTCAGAGCCCTTCTTCTTGCGATCAAGTGAATAACCAAAAAGTTGTGACATTCCAGTCTCAGTGTTACATTATCAATTATTTATACGGTTATGAAATCACTCACCGTTGCCAGCGTTGGTGTCGTCAGTGTATGTCCAGTACTGGACCTGGAATTCAACGGTGTACTCCTCAGGAGTATCGTTGCTATCCCATGCCAGATCGATGGAAGAAACACTGCTAGGCCAGATACCTTCAAATCTGTAAGATCTGACGATACCACCTTGGCGGTCATATTGACGCACCGTTGCAAATGCCTGATACTCAGCAATCGAATCAACGCTCTGAATATTCTGAGCGAGAGACTGGATCTTGGAAGACCACTGCTCAAACTTGGTGCGATATTTGAAGTCCTGGCTGTTGAGGACGGTAACAGTCCATGGCTCATAAGTGCGGTCACCCGCGATCTTCATGGTGCGACCTCTGTAGGGCACCTCAATAACACCGATGGTGGAAGCAGGAATGTTTGCTGCCTTCACCAGGAAAGTGGAAGCCTGCAGGGCTTCGACGCCACTCTGTTGAGAAGCGCCAGAAGCTGCTGATTCGGTGTCTCCCTGACCGCCGCCGCCTCCCGTTTCAGGGGCGTCGTCACCGAAGTCAGGGAAGTTGATTTCAACTTGGAATAGGTTAGGGCGTGCCAGATCACCGATTTTATTACGGAAATCTAGGATACTAAAGTTGTGCTTTGTACCCTCTTTTTGCCCTGGGTATTGGGAATCTGCCATTGGTTTTTCTCCGTTTGGGTAAATTAGGGATTAAATTAGTTAACAACTTCAGCGAATGAAGCGCCTGTACGGGTTGCAGTGAATGTCAGCGTGATGAAGTTAATCGAGCGCGTAGGCTTGACGAAGATCTCAGCGTAGAATTCACCACGGTCAATGGCATCTGCAGGGTTGTTGGATGCATCGCAAACAACAAGGAAGTCAACAATACCACGACGTGACTGGACACCGCGCAGGAAAGGATCAACGATATTCTTAAACTGTTGGCGAGTAAACTCGTCATTCAGTTCGAAGAGTTGACTCTTAGCAGCGTCAGCAATTGCTTCCTCAATGACCAGGAAGAGACGACGCACGTTGATGCGATCGAATGCAGACTGGTAACCAAGTGCAGTTTTGTCACCGAATAGGATGATACCCTGTCCAGGGAAAGCAACAATAGGATTGATTCTTGCTGCGTAGAGCAGATCTCTGTGATCCTTCAGAGGAGAGTATGCAAGTTTGATTGCATTTCTCAGGCGACCACGGTTGAAACCTGCGGGAGAGAACCAAGGCTCTTGATTCAGAGTTGTGCTCAGGATAAGACCTGCCATGTCACCGTTACATGGGATGTAGCGGTAAACATCATTGTACTTATCGTAGATGTACTTGTAGTTGTTATCGAAGACCGCGTAGGAAGAAGATCCAAGTTGATCGAAGTAATCAACGGTGCGGGAGACGACAGTCGAAGTGTTGGGTTGACCAACCACGTCGCTACGGTGAGGCGAAACGAATGCCATACAATCCTTACGGCTTGCAGCAATCGAGATGATGTGCTGTGCCTTAGCGATTGTATCGCCTTGGCTGCTCATGCCAGGACCCATCAGGATGTAATCAACGTCGATGGTTTCAGCATCGTCGAAGAGGTTGTATGCACCCAAGATGTTAGGACGGGAGACGGTATAACCATCAACGCCACCTTGCATGATGTACTTAGCGTTTGCGCGTCCCTTTGTGCCACGGATATTCTGACTCAGAGGGTTGGTGCCCAGAGGATCGTCAAGAGTCTTCAGAGCATTAGTTGACTGCAGAAGATCGAAATCGCGGTTAGATGCGGGCATACCCCAGGATCCATTAGCATTAGGATCGCGATCATAGATATCAGTCTGCTCATGACTACCCCAGTGCAGGAACTGCGAGAAGTTCTTAATGACATCCTTGTAGTAGATGTTATCACCCTGAGGAGACTTAGCGTCAGATGCCTTGGACACGTTGAGGTGCTTCTCAAGGAGAGCGCCAGGAGTGCCAGTCAGAGCACCATCACCATCGATGATGAGGACGTGCAACAGGTCATTGTGACCACCGCGATCTTCTGCATATGCAGAAGTGGTAGGACGAGGAGCAATAGATGCCCACTTCTGACCAGGACCGTAGAGACGGGAGTCATAGTCAGACTCAACAGCAGCGATAGAGATCGATGCAGCGTTGTCATCTGCCAGGACTTGGTTTGCTTGGAAACGAGGGGATCCAGAGTTAAGGGAAACTCTCAACTCACGACGGATTGCCTCAATCGTAGCAGAGTCGCCAGTTGCGCTGCCAGCAGATCCACTGTTGTTTGCCAACTCGGTGAGGGTATCACCAACTTCCAGCACGTCAGAAGAGGTGCCATCGATTGTGATTTCCAACTCACGGGTTGACTTGTCCCATGCAACGATACGACCTGTAACACCACCAGACACAGCAGTGTAGAAGTTGTCGTCTTCAAAGGATCCAATCAGAGTAGCATCAGCAGCAACGGTAGCAACCACAGTGTAGGAGTAGACCTTACCGTAGATGTTTGCTGCAGAGTATGCAACTTCGTTAGGTGCGGTGAATTCCCACTCAGCAGTTGTAGGTTGTGCCAGTGCAATAACCTGATCAGGACCTGCGTCGGTAATCACGACACGGAGGGAGTTACCAAACTTACCAGCAGTCTTTGCTGCCCACTTCCAGTTGTTTGCTGCTGTCTCAACGTTTGCCTCATAGAGGTCATCGTTTTTGATCAGGGGAGCAACAATACCAGTTGCGGTAGTTTCGTTGATCTCGGTCTTGTCAGCAGTGACAGTCAGCAGAGAGACGGTAGATCCATCGGTGTGTGAAGAAGCGGTAGATCCCAGCACGCCACGAGTGACGGTCAGGTTTTGACCAGAGACGCCAGTGACTTGCAGAAACTCATCGTCAATTCTGAGATAAGAGTTTGTGCCGCCACCCAGAGTTGCCACGGAGGTAATTGTAAGAGTGGTGTCAGAGTCGGTGAAGGTAGCACCTTCATTAACTGTGGTTGCAGTACCTGCGAGCTCGATGAGGGTGACGCTTGCAGCTGCAGCGTGTGCAGCAGCGGAAGTAGCGAGTTGTCCACGCTGGACAGTTGCGTCGTTACCAGAAACCGCCTGGACTGTCATCAATTCTGCGTCAACCAGCAGCACGTCGTTAACGTCAAAATCTGTAGTAGATTGGACGGTAAGAGTGGTGTCAGTTGCGTCGAATGTTGTGACTGTGAATTGTGCTGTATCGATTGCGTTTTTCAGCGAATCGTTCATTGCACGGACGACACGCAAGGTGCCTCCATACAGCAAGAATTGTGCTGCTGTAAACCAGTATTCGTAGTTGTACTCGGTTGGACGACCGAACAGATTGAGAAGCTCTTTCTCGCTCGTTACAGTTGTAATTGCTTCAACGGGTCCTTTCTCAAAGGAACCGACAATAGCAGCAACGTTATCAACTGTAGCTGAGACGACGTTAGTGAGATCTCTCTCTAGTACAGCAACCCCTGGTGAAAGTTGTGTAGATGCCATCTGTAATCTCCTGAATGAATTCCATTTCGGATGCTGAAACTATTTAGAATAACCACTATTTTCAGAGGGTAAACACGACGAAATCACCAGTCAGGATACTCTGTAATCCATTGCCGCTTCTTCTTTCTATTGGCAGCATTACGTTTTACCTGACATTGTTTACAGGTATATGAATATGCTGAAGCATTTTTACCTCTATCAGGTCTACTCCTATAGAAGTTGTCTCTAAGTGATAGTACTCTTAAGCATTTTCTGCATTGCCTATCCACAAATATAAACTCTTCTAGGTCTAGATCATCCTCAAAATCCATTATCGATAGTCCCACATATATGACATGTCACCATATTCACCAACAGAAGATTCTGCGTTGCTCCATACCTGTCCCTCAGGATCAACAATGACTTCATCATTCAGACCATCATCCATAAATCCGAAAGGTGCCATGTCTGCCTCAATCGCTTCTTTCTGCTCCATGTACATCCTCAGACGGACATCAGAGTCATGCAACTCTCTAAAGTAATCAGATGTTGCCAACCATGAGAAGATTACCAGACACATTGAAAGGTCATCGTTGCAACCTTCCTCTGCTTCCCATGCTTGTCCTCTTTGGATAAACGTAGTGAGCTCTGCAATAATATCATAGTCACTAAAGACGAGTTTGTCATCCTCAATCAACTGTTTCATATTTGCACACCCAGTCTTCTTGACTGTAGTGGACATCTTGACACCTAGTTGCACCTTAGACCCAGAAAATCCTTGTCCTACAACCTGCCCAGCACGTCCACGCATGGAGCACATCAGGAGATTGTCATACTCCAAATCAAACTGCATGATGTCTGCTACCTGACCACCAATATCATTAACTTCAATCAATGTATATGCATGGTTATATGTCTTCGCAACCTGATGAATGATGTTAGGGAAGAGTAATGGTTTAATTTTATTGTTTCTATACTTTGCTACTAACTTATACGGGATCTCTGTGGTATCAACAACCACAAACGCCGAGTAGTCTTTAGTTATACCTCTCGCAACGTCAACAGTACATACATAAGTATGATCTGGTTTAGGTTCTTCATACACATCTAGTCCTTGATTGGACTTCACAGGATCATCGTAGACCAGTGTCTTAAGTTTCGATGATGTAATTAGTGTGTTGACAGATCCAAGGAATTCGCATTCAAACTCCTGGTTAAACTGCTCTTCCGAAGTGTTGCGGATTGTCTGCTCTTTCCACTCTGCATCTCTACCTGGCACCTCAGACCAGTGGACTTCAGTAGTTGTATATTCATTCTTGCCCTTCTCTGCATCATGCCAGAGTTTATAAAACATATTCATCCCTTTGGGCGTGGAGATGATGATCACCTTGGTAGACTTACCAGAAGATATAGTAGGATACACAGATGAAAAGAACTCATCAGCAATGTGTGTCGGAATAAACGCGAATTCGTCCAGAAAAATGATATTAAAAGACATGCCCCTAACGGCACTAGCGGAAGTAGAGGCAGCCATGATTTTACTGCCGTTTTCCAATTCGAGACTACCTCGGTTCCAGTTGACGACACCTTGCTGGAGCCACTTGGGGAGGTTTTCATAAGACAGTTGGAGACGTTGGAGCATTTCTCTTGCCGTCGCTGCCTTGTTAGCAAGGATGGCAATGTTTACATTGTCGTGGAATAGGGCATACCACAATAGATATGCTGTAACAACGGTAGACTTACCAGACTGACGTGGAAGTTTAGCGATATTAAATCGATTATCATTAAACCGATTGACCATAGACTCCTGAAAGTCATATAACTCAAACGGAATGATACCTCTATCCAATGAGATGATCTTAATGTACTTCTTGATGAAGTAAACGGGATTCTCATTACACTTGATAAACTCTTCGACTTCCTCAGGCGTGAAATTCTGTGCGACATTTGCACGCTTGAGGTTAGGATTACCTAGATATATGTCAGTCTGTGCCATCTGGGAAGGATCTCATATTAGGTGGTTGATCTTTTGCATGTGCTAGCATCGCATCTTCCTGTCCAGGACAGAATTGGAATACTGCACTATATCTAATGGGTGCATTTGGATTAGGTGGTTTAGCACCATGAGGTACAATACCAGGAAAGATGACTACTCTGCCAGGTGCAGGAATAACCATGTCTGTAATTCGATCACCTTCCATAAAAACAGTTTCACCGCCCCACTCAGGTTTCCATTCTTTATTTGTATAGATTAAGAAACTTAGTGCATCTAGTCCCTCACCATCCAAATGGATAGAAGGATTATCGCCATGACGGAAAGCATTGTATACCACCCGATGAAATCTTGGAATTGGTAAAGGAGCTCTTTTGAAAGCATGGTTTATACAGAAGTACTCGAATTCCCCATAGTTGGGTTGATCTATTGCACGTCCTAATGAATAGTTTGGATCATCGGGACTGTCATCAAATATAAACTGCCACCCGTCAAAACGGGTGAAGTAATGATGCATAAATTCACATTCTTCATGGGTGAAAAGGTCATCGATAACCATGACCTGATCATATTTAACTACATTCATTCTACAAGGGTGCCATATGCGCGACGGATCTCTTTCAACTCTTCAAAGTCTTTCTGCTTTGTGCCACCATCATACGCCCAGGCATACCCTTCGGTAATCATCTGCTCGTTTAGTGATACTTCTGCATCTCCAATATATAACCAACCAAGAAGGCGACCGTACTTACCCATACCGCCAACAAGCTCAGTTCTAATAGAGAGTT